GCAGGAGCAACGGACATTCGGGCTTCTGAGTCTCGCAATTGACGTAGACGGACTCTTTGGGCTCCTCGATGAATCCCACGCGGGTATAGACCGCGCGCATCCACTTCTCCCCATCCCGGTAGTAATGCTCGACGATCTGAATGCGTTTGCGACCGCGATCAAACCAGCGCGGTTTGTCGTCATAGGTCTCTTCAGCCGGCAGGAAGGAATTGGTGGTGAATAGGTCGAACTTGTCGCCCAAAGCTTTGTACGTCGCCTTGGCTTCGTCCAGGTCCATCCATTTGATGATTCCCTGATAGCGTGAATCGCTGAAGTCATGCAGCAGAGAATGGCTATCGTAGAACAGCCGGTCCCAGCGGATGTAGCGAATGCAAACGGTCTTGTTGGTCGTTCCGCTGTACGTCGAGTTATCGACGATGACTTCGCAACCGCCATAACCCTCTACGGCCATGTTCTCGAAGACCGAGGACTTGGTCTGCTGAAAAAAGTTGCAGTCAGCCACGTAGCGCAGCGCATCGGTAGCCGCTTCTGCGCCGGGATCATCCTCAGGGGTACGCGGATAAGCTTTGGGATCGGTGCGCGTCTCACGCTCCAGCCCCAGCAGATACTCCACCTTATCTTTGATGCGATTGTCGGTGATCGCCGGCTGACCGCGGGCATTCAGCTTATTGATCTCATCATCCGACCACTGCTTGCCATCGTAGTAGTCGCGATAGATCTCCGCGGCTCGGCGCGCATCCCGGGTGGCATCGGCGGATTGCTCGAACTGACGGATCAGACGCGCGAGAGTCTGGTCTGACGTCATCGGATCTTCGGACGTGCCGGTATCCGCGACACTCGAATCAATCCCGGGATCGGTGTTCTTGCCGACCAGCTCGTCCGCGATGCGGGACTGATTTTTCTTGGCTTTACGGGCCATTACGTCATTTCCCTGACAAGCAATATCGTAGCCAAGGACCAAAAGGCACGCGGGCAGAGCCTCGATGTCGGTACACGCGGAGCCAATGAAGGAATCTTGATATCACGCAGTCCGCCAATTCTTGCTTTCAGGAGCGTCAAACACTTTGGACCAGGAATCCTTGGGCTGGTGAGCGGCACTCGGCGCCTTGCTGACCCACGGTCGGGACATGCAGGCATATCGGGTTTCATCCCCCGCGTGATCTTCAGAATCCGTATCCACGTCCTCAGCTTTGCCAGGATCGTGTTGGAGCATCGGAAGGGTCCGAATGGTGTGGATGCACGTTGAAAAGAAATACAGCATGGGTCGATCGTTCTCCCCGACCAATCGGCCTCTCACTTGATCCCAACCAGGAATGCGTTTGTTGTCCGCAGGACGCCAAATCACGGGCGCCATTCGCGAAGCAATGCTGGGACCCCCGTCCTCCTGGAATGCAGAGGGATCAATCACGCTGTAGGTGATGTGATCGCCCTTTTCACGCTCTAGGATGCCGGGAATATCGGCCTGGCCAGGTACTTTGTGAACGCCCGTGCGAATCTGTTCCGCGGTGAGCTTCAAGCCGACATTGGGCTGGCCTTCTTTCATGCCATACCACTCGCGGTACTTGATCAAAGCGCCCGCAGGGAACTGTTTGAGACTGCCGTCCGAGACCGCATACCAGCCAATGCTGAATGGCTTCGATGAACCCCAATCCATTGCTCTGAAGCGAGTCCATTGAGCCGGTAGCTCAAGGGGACGTACAACATGCCGCGTCTCTGAGAACTCGCTGAAAAACGCGCCCTCGATGACTGACCAGTCCCCATCCTTGATCGCCTTCACGAAGGTGGCTGAACCAGCGCCTTGCAGTCGGGCCTCATAGCCCGGATCGTTAGCAATTCCAATCTTGTTGTCCTGCAGGCGCGCCTTGATGAAGACTCGGCGCATTCCAGATCCGTCATCAGCCAAGAAGGTGTGGCTACCTAGTGGGTATTCGCCAATCTTCCAATGCTCGCGTACCCAGTGATGACCGGGGCCACCAGGGTTGGCAGACGCTCGAATACGCTTATTCGGAATGTGAGCCGACGCACTGCGTAAACGGGCCTTCATACGCTGATACGGAGTCGGATTACTCCATAGCGCGATCTCGTCCCAACCAATCCACGTGTATGCGTGGCCCCAGTACTCCATCCAGTCGTCGTCCGACTCCATGAAGCGCATCTTGAGGGTCGCGCCATTTGGCCACGTCCATGTCTTGGTCTGGTTGCTCCAGGTGACTCCCGGAAACCAGTTGGGGTAAATCTCCTTGCTGCGGCTGATCAGGTCTTCGAGTTGGGGATAGTTCTTGCGGAACAGAATCCCATGCCAATGAGCCCCGTAGGGCCTTGGCACGTCCTGTGCGAAGTCTCCCAACAAGAAATCCGACTTGCCGCCAAATACCGCCCCTCCGTAGAGAAGCTCGTCAACCGTGTCCCGTTGTATCGCTGTCAGTTGCGGACCCGGCTGAGCTCGCCAAGGCGTCACTGTCCCGCGCTTCGACGGGGATAGGGGTTGCTTCGTAAGTGCCGATAGTTCCATCGAGCTTTGCGTCTATCGAGGAAAGCTTGGGCTTCTCAAAGCCAATGGCGGCTCGGGCCGCATCCAACCTGACCACGATCGACTGTGTAGTGTCTTTGTAAATGGCCATCAGTAACGCGTGGGCGTCTCCTGTGAACGCAGCGGGGCCCAGAACTTCCTCGATCTGCTCCTTGACCTCTTCAACTGCGGCCTCCCTAGCCTGCGTTATGCGGTTTGGAGTGCCCTTCTTCCGGCCGCCAGTCTTTTTTCCCTTGGCCATCTATTGCGGTCTACTTTAGAAGCTCAGCTATCTTCAGCCTGCAGTGCAATCAAGTCGTACTGCTGGATTTCGGTGAAGGCATTCTCGGGTGGATCAGCGTTGGCCAGGAAGGTCACGGTCTTGCGCTCAATCTGATTGCGCTGATTGATGATGGTGTTCAGGGTGGCGTTGATCTGGACTTCGATCTCCACATCGGGAGTGACGGTAGTCCAGTCCTGAATGAGTGTGCCCGTTGTCTCGCAGTCCACGCGGTAGGCGATGGATGTGGGGATCTGGGCTCGATCGCGGTTATCGGAGAACTTTGCCTTGATGAAACACCGCGAGCCTTCGTTGAGAGTGGGGACGCCCATTAGCCTTTCCTGAAAAAGGTGCGAATCTCGTCACAACTGAATGTCAGTCGCATTTGAGTGGCGAATCCGATGGCTTGACGCAATCCAAACCCGGTGAGAACGCCGTTGCCGGTGAGATTCGCGCTCGTGACTAAGACAGCACCCGTGACCGTCAATGTGCCGATACCGGGCAACGTGGCGGTCGGGGTAACGGTGCCCCCAGTCACGACGCCTGCGGCACTGAGCGAGCCCGTACCGCTGAGTACGGCACTCTGCAGAATCGACCCGGCTGCGGTCAGGCCACCTTGGGCATTCAGGACACCGATGCCCTGGAATACCGTGCCCACGGTTCCGCTGAGAGTACCCAACCCCGTGAGCGTGGCTGACGGCCCGAACCCACCGATGGGTGCTAAATCGCCAAAGCCCGTGAGCGATGCACTGCCGGTGACGAAGTTCTGCGAGAGTCCTTGGAGGTTTCCCTGGCCATCCAAGGTGGCAAAGACATGGAGTTCGATCGAGCCGACGGCGAGTGAGCCGGTGGCCGTGAGGGTCGTTGCGCCGGTCGTGCCGGAAGCGGTGAGAGATCCACTCGCAGTGAGTGTCGCCGCAGGATTGGCACTGGCGGCACTGCGAAGGAGCAGCAGCATGAGTTACGCGAACGAGGCGACCAAACTTCCCGAATTGAACTGGAACTGGTTGCCGGTGGAAATGACGACATCCGAGGAGAGCTGCGCCACACTCAGGACATTGCCGGCCGTTGCCGCATCCATCTCGGCCACGAAGCGAATGGTTCCCCAGCCCGCGGTGGCGGTGGCATAGGTCACTGTGGAGTTGTTGACCACTCCTGCACTGGGCGCCCCGAAGGTCACCGCCACGCGCGCATAGGCGCCGCCACTCACCTCATTGGTGAGCGTGCCGGCGATGATCTGGGCGAGTGTGGCGGTGGAGGTAAAGAGAGCTGAATACGTAGCGGTGGGGCTGGTATAGGCCGTGTTGCGATAGACGTGGTTCGCCAATGCGTTGGCGAGGTAGGTTGACAGCGGCATAAGGGCTCCAACTAAATTAAAACGTAGGTAAAGTGGCCGCGTACACCAACAGCGGCAGACAGATTGATCGTCAAATCATGGGTGGTGTCAGTTTCGAAATGACCCCAAGGATTGAAGCCTTTCGAGATACCGCTGTTGACTACGCAGGGCATCGCACCGGTCATAGCGGTACCGGCGGCACCCTTGGTGAACTTCACGGCCACAGTGCCTTCACAGATGAAGGCGTAATCGACGACCCGGATCTTGTGCGTTGAATCAGTCGCTACGAGTGTGGTATCACCACTCGAGGAAGTGCTGATAACGCCGAATTTTGGCGTGAGAATCGTACCGAGATTGGAGGCTTGAGAGGATTCGATCGTTCCTTGGGTGGGCAGCGGCTGGGAAATCTGAGTGTCAGTACCCGTGCCATCGGCGCCCCAAACGGGTTTGATGCGCTGAACCTGAACGCCTGAACCGATATCATCGGTGGCGATGGTCGTACCAGATCCAGCGGTTATGGCGACATTGTCAGCCAAACTAAACTCCTACGCCCAAGAGGGCGCGTGTGCGAAGCTGATTGAGTACCAACGGCTGCAAAATCAGCGTGTAACCCTGTGTATTGCCGCTCGAATCGGTGTTGGTCAGTCCTGCGGTGTCGGATGAAGTCGCCGTCGCAGTCGCTTGATTGTCGTACCACAATGCGGCCGCGAGAGCGGTTCCACTTTGAACCAACTGCGACGGCGACTTCATCCGAC